GAGGCTATGTACATCAGCATGTGCGGAACAGGCGTCGGCTTCTCTGTTGAACGTCAGTACGTGAGTCAGCTACCCATCATTGCAGAGAACTTCTATCCAACCGATACCATCATCAAAGTCAAGGATTCCAAGATTGGGTGGGCTAACTCCTTCCGCCAACTCATTGCCTTGCTCTATGGTGGTTCCATTCCCAAGTGGGATATATCCGCTGTTCGTCCCGCTGGTTCAATCCTAAAAACGTTTGGTGGACGTGCCTCTGGGCCTGAACCACTCGAACAACTCTTCCGCTTCACCGTCAACCTGTTCCGCAACGCGGCAGGTCGTAAACTGACCTCGATTGAATGCCATGACTTGATGTGCTTCGTGGCGGATATTGTGGTCACCGGAGGCGTTCGTCGCTCGGCAATGATTTCGCTTTCCAACCTCTCTGATGACCGTATGCGGAATGCTAAAAACGGTCAATGGTGGATTGAGAATGACCAGCGTCGTCTGGCGAACAACTCCGTAGCTTACACGGAGAAGCCTGAGATGGGTATCTTCATGAAGGAGTGGTTCACTCTTTACGAATCCCGCTCCGGGGAACGCGGTATCTTCAATCGTGAGGGAGCCCGTAAGCACGTTGCCAAGTTTGGTCGCCGTAAATGGGAAGGCATTGACTTTGGTGTGAACCCCTGTGTATCGAAGCGCACGATTGTCCACACAGCAGAAGGTGCAAAACAAGCACTTGATTTAATCGGTATTCCTTTTACAGCGGTTGTGGATGGAGAAGAGCATCAATCAACCGAGCAGGGGTTTTTTGTTACAGGGGTTAAGCCCTTGTTTCGTATCTCCACTGATAAGGGTTATGAAGTAGAAGCAACAAGTAACCATAAAATTCTAGTCGTTGACCACCTATCACGCAAAACGTTACGTACTACTTGGAAGACGGTGGCTGATATGCGGCAAGGGGATTTGGTGGTACTTAACAACCATCGCAATAGTTCCTTCAGTGGTACTGGTTCTTTTGAAGAGGGCTGGTTATTGGGTAGTTTGAAGGGAGACGGCAACATCCAAAAGAATGGAGTAGCCAATCTCGATTATTGGGGTGAGGGTCGGCATGAAATGGTCCGCGTCGCGGTTGACAGAGTCCATGCTACCGTAGGTGGTCGTTCTGACCTTCAAGGTTGTAATCAACCACAGTACAACCGCTCACGGGTGGGTTCGGTTAACTTAGGCGAATTGGCTTCTCAGTTTGGATTTTCGGCTGATAAGCAAGTGGGGTTAGCTGTTGAATGCTCTTCTTCTGATTTTCACAAGGGCTTCCTTCGTGGTTGGTATGACGCTGATGGTTCGGTTCAAGGGACTCAAGAAAAGGGCGTGAGTGTTCGGTTGTCTTCTAACGACTTACAAGGACTTCGGGCGGCTCAGCGTATGCTTTTACGGTTGGGTATTGTATCAACCATCTACCCTAATCGTCGGGACGCAGGTTACCACCCCCTTCCCGATGGAAAAGGGGGGCTTAAGGACTACATGTGTGAAGCCCAGCATGAGTTAGTTATTGCTAATGATAATCTGGTCGAGTTTGCTTCTACGGTAGGGTTTGAAGATACCATTAAGCAGAGTAAGTTAACCGGGGCGTTGGGTGCTTATGTACGCTCGTTGAACCAAGAGCGGTTTTTAGCTGAGGTTACATCTATTGAGTTCATCGGCGAGGAAGAGGTGTTGGATTGCACCATCCCCACAATTTCAGCGTTTGATGCCAACGGAATTTATGTTCACAACTGTGGTGAGATTCTTCTTCGTCCTAAGGGCTTCTGTAACCTGACTGAGGTTGTTATCCGTCCGGACGACACCAAAGCCAGCATCAAGAGGAAGATTCGCTCTGCGACTATCCTCGGTACACTCCAGAGCACTCTCACTGACTTCCGCTATCTTCGCAAGGAATGGCAGAAGAACGCAGAAGAAGAGCGTCTCCTTGGCGTGTCGTTCACCGGCATCATGGACAACAAGATGATGTCCTCAAACACCCCTGAATTGGCAAAGATGCTTGATGAATTCCGCGAATATGCCGTGGAAGTCAACAAGGAATGGGCTGAAAAGCTTGGTATTAACCAATCAGCGGCGGTCACATGCATCAAACCGTCAGGTACAGTAAGCCAGTTGGTCGATTCGTCTTCGGGTATTCACAGCCGGTTCGCTCGTTTCATTGAGCGTGCAGTTCGTGAAGACCGGAAGAATCCAATCGGTGCCTTCATGCGGAGTGTAGGAGTCAAGTGTGAGCCAGACGTTACAAAGCCGAACGACATGGACGTATTTTACTTCCCGTTGGAGTCCCCGGCTGATTCCGTCTGTCGCAATGACCTTACTGCAATCCAGCAGTTGGAATTGTACCTCACGTACAAGTTGCATTGGACTGAGCATAACCCAAGCTGCACCATCTACGTTCGTGAGTCTGAGTGGCTCAAGGTGGCATCTTGGGTCTACGAGCACTTTGACGCAATCGGGGGAGTCAGTTTTCTTCCATTTTCAGACCACATTTACAAACAGGCTCCCTACACTGATGTCACTGAAGAAGCCTACAAAAAGCTAGTAATCGAGTCGCCATCATATATCGACTGGACTGGTTTACCTTCTTTCGAGAAAGAAGACATGACTACGGCCATGAAGGAACTCGCGTGTACGGGAAACACGTGTGAATTAGTCTTGTAGTGTCGGTATTTGTGAACTACGAAACCCCTTAGTATGGGGTTCAAATGAGTAAATCTAATAGTGCGGTAGAATCCCAGTGTGGAATCTACCGCATTTTTCTTGCAGGAACTAAGCGTAGTTACGTGGGTCAGGCCAAAAATATCCACCACCGATGGAGTGACCATGAGCGTGGTCTACAGAGGGGTAATCACCACGCCAAGAAACTGCAAAGGGCATGGAACAAGTACGGTTCGGAGAACTTCAAATTTGAGGTGTTGGAGCTTTGCCCTTGCGATGCTCTAACTCTACTAAACCGGGAGCAGTATTGGATGGACGTTTTTCAAGCTTACAAATTGGGATTCAATTGCTCCAAGAGTGCAGGGTTATCGACGCTAGGTACGAGACACTCACCAGAGACGAGGGCAAAGATAGGGGCGAAAGCCAGAGGTCGGGTACTCTCCGATGAAACTAAGGAGAAAATTCGCCAGAAAATGAAAGACAGGGGTTTTACTATTGAGCACCGGAACAATTTATCAATTACAACTAAGAAAAGGATGCTGGAGTCTCCGGATAGGCTACGGCTTGCTCAATGGTCAAGTGCCCATCCACAGGAAGGGGAAGCCAACTCATTCTATGGTAGGCGTCATTCTGAGGGGGCTCGGCAGTTAATTGGTAAAGCTAATCAAGGGCGCGAAGCTACTCCTGAACTTAGGGCAACTCGCTCAAAGAATGCCAGCGGTAGTAATAACCCCATGTTTGGTAGGACTCACTCCACAGAGACAAAAGAAAAGATTCGGCAAGCTCGATTGAACCGAGTATCTAAATAAAGAAGGTTAAACATGGAAACAAATTTGCATTTCGTCATCACCAAGGCTGATGGCTCTCAGGTCACACAGGACATCAAGTGTCCAAGTGATGTAGTCGAGGGAGCCATGAACCAAATGTTAGCTCAGTTTGCTCAAGTGGGTATGCTGAAGAAGGATGGGACGAAGTACACCTTGCTTCCAGCTTCTCAGATTGCACTCGTCGAGTGTGAGCTACCAACAATCGTCATCGCTGCACCCAGTGAGACAGCAAAGGTCGCAGCGGCTGCGGGGAGTCTCAAAAAGATTATCCCAATGAAGTAATCACATTCAAAACAGAAAGACCGACGTGAACTGCAACTCACGTCGGTCTTTTTGTCTATGGGGTTCTTTTACAAGGGGGCGTCATGGACTCTGACTTCGAAATTGTCAACCCGCAAGAGATGCGAGAAGAGATGTTGCTACAACTCCTCGCGGTGTTTGTACGGAGATTCGGTGGTGAGGTTACAGTAACCGCACACGAATTTGGAATGGTAGAAGGTCTGGAGATACTCGCTCAACAAATTACTCCGGAACATTTGAAGCTTCGCATAGAAGAAGAGATGTTCATCTCGGAGACCGAAGAAGCTGAACCGGAAGGTTAGATTCCTCTGAAGGTCTCATATTCTGGTAGCAATGGAAGAATCTCAGCCGCCATCTTGTAATAAATGGGATGGTACCGCACCACTGTGCCCCACGCTCCGAACTCATAGTGCCATGCGTTTGCAATGAGTGTCCCTAATTCCTGCTCACTCATCCGGTTCAATCCTTCACGCACAACCGCTTTCGCGATGAGAACGCACTCGGGCTCGTATTCATCGCCGGGGCATCCCATCTTCAAAAGCTGTTCAGGGTCGTACTTGTTGACGACCGGCCTGACTACCGCCGCTACGGCTTCTTCAGCCTTTAGCATCTTCTCAATCCAAGCTGCAAACCGTTCTTCACGGGTCATATTTTCGCTCATTTTCACATGATAACCGAAAATCGCGTGAAGCGTGTCAAGAATTTATTTTCGCGCTGAAAGTAAACAACTTAAGTACACGTAAACCCCTGATTTTGGGGGTGTTGCAAGTACGAGTATGATATTCTATATGTATGCGAATCGAACTGGACAACCACACGCATTGGCGGTCAGACCATCTTCGAGCGTTCATCGCCCGAGGCGTCAAAGACGAAAGGCCTGACCTGTGTAAACGAGGAGCCCCCGCTTTGAAGGTGCGGGTGGTCTACACACGTGGAAGTGGAAGCAAGGGAAGCTCTGGCTATGCTTCCTATCACTCAAACCGGATGTGCATTCGTCTAGCAAAAGAATTTCCGGATAAGGTTGACCTCGCTGGTGTCATCTATCATGAACTCGCTCACACGCGAGGGATGCGACACGATGCGATGCGAAACCATCCGCGTTATCGCCGCGTGGGAAACTACCGAACCATCTATGCGTGGGGCTTCGACCTGCCTCTGGAGAAGGTGGAGAAGAAATCCAAGAAGGTGCCGGTCGATGTAAAGCTGATTCACGCAGAGAAGATGTTGAAGGCGGCGATGACTCGGGAGAAGAGGGCAACCACGCTTCGCAAGAAATGGGAAGCCGAGGTGTGGTACTACACCAAGAGAGCGACGATGCCGCCCTCGCTCAGCAGCACCAACCGTATACTGTAAGAGAGGAGAGAACCATGTTGAAGATGACTTTTGAGGATGCTACGAAGTCTCGGCTCAAGACGGTTGCCAAGAGCCGGTTGGTGTTGAAGTGCCCCAAGCACACTCGCTACAACCCCGCTCATGGCCGTGGAGCCATCATTGGCCGGTGCCCCGGCTGCGAGGCCGCACTGGAGGGCTACGAGGCGGCGTTGAACCTCCGTCAGGCTCTCGCCCGGTACGTTGTCACAACCGAGAAGTTTGAGATGGCGAAGCCCCGGCAGCGGAAGCAGAAGGCTATTGCAGCTTCGGCTTGAAGTTGGTATGCTGTGTGAATGGTAACTGACTTAGACAAACTCACCAAGGCGCTTCGTGAAGATACTCCTGAACTGCTACTGGCTCGGGAGATTGTCAAGCGGCGAGGAGAACTAATTGGGACTCTATCCGCTGGTGGTTGTTTTGAACTTCGCGACGTAACCGGACGGCGTTTGGTGATTCGAGTGAAAAAAGACTAGCCAAAATCCAGCGACTCGCGGTACTATATGACAGGAGCCAGAAATCCGGGTATGGAATCCCGGTGGAGTAAAGGCCAAAAGCCGCTCTATCGTTCAACACCCATAGGACGCTGGCAGTTTTTCCACAGCTTTTTGAAAAATAATCGCTAGTGGATTGCAAATTTCCGAACTTTCACGGTATTATGTAAGAGAAGGAACAAAACCCATGAGTATCAAGACCCCCATTTCGACCACCACCGTAGCGGCAGTAGCCGTCGTGGGCGTCGTCGCAGCCGCTGAAGCCGGTTGCGCGGGAGAGGATACCATGCCTCTGGAGGTCTTCGGATAAGCGAAAGCGAATTCGAGAGTCAGCCAGAGGCCAACCGAAAGGTTGGCCTTTCGTGTTTTGGTAGTAAATATGTGCTCCGGTGGTGTGAGTGGTCTATACCGCCTCTCTTACAAGGAGGATTTCACTGGTTCGAATCCAGTCTGGAGCACCAAGTTTTGCGGGGGTAGCTCAATGGTAGAGCACATTCTTGCCAAGAATGAGGTTTGCGAGTTCAAATCTCGTCTCCCGCTCCAGTTTAGGCATATCGAGATAGCCCTCGGGATTGTCTCCCATAACCTTTATTTCGTCCACCAAACGTAGTTGTTTGACTATTACAGTTGGGGCACAGCAAACGTAAGTTGGAGGGGCGGTTATTGCCAGCATCCCCATCAACGTGGTCAACGACGAGAGTAAGTGGGTTATCACACCAAGTATTTTGCATGGTGCATTTGGCACAGAGGTTACCCTTGATTTTTATGAGAGCTTTACGGATTGAACTTCGTTCAGTAAGGTTCCCTTGGAGGAATTTTTCCATCATCTGAACATGTAGGGAACGGTTTTCTTTTTGTGGTTTCTTTTTGTGTTCCCTTTTAAGGTTGGTGTAGGTAGCTGAGCAGGAGTGAGAACAGAAAATGTAATCGTGACGTTTTTCATATGGGAGCGCACCTCCACATTGTTTGCACTTCTTCGGATTGAGTTTGTATTTGGTTTCATTTTTTACGATACGTCCGGTGTTACTACAAGCCAAAGAGCAGTATTGGTAAGTAGCAGGGCGTGAACAAACAAGACAAGAGTTCATTATGTATGCGAAGAGAGTGACTTGAATTTAACCCTCTTCCTCCTTACATAAGGAGCAGGAAGTCGAAAGAGGATGTTCGCTCAACTTAGGTTGATGTGATTAGGTTCTTTGAAATTTTAATTGTGGGCTCGTCGTTCAGCGGGAGGACTACACGCTTGCACCGTGCCAACGAGAGTTCGAATCTCTCCGGGTCCACCAATTTTAGTTTGCACTGAACTGGACAATCGCGACGTGATGCAATGTCACTTCGAGGAAGTTCGGGGCTCCACAGGACAGTGTGTAGGGTAACACCCTAGCGTAAGGTGTGGTTGGAAGCGTTGTCGCAAGACTTCCCAACCAATTTCACCCTTACGACAATCAGAGCAACAGAGACGAGCCGGCCAGCCAGAACATCGAAGCCGGGTGAAACGGGCAATCTTCACATGGAGCAACCTCAAATAGGTCGTGAGCCTTGTGTCCGAGGCGCTACCAAGCGACGGGTTGGGGGCTAGAACGTTATGGTGACATAACGTCGAGACGAATGACTGTACAAGAGGGGGTAACCCTCTGGACAAAACCCCGGCTATAGGGGTTCAATGCAATGATTTATGAGGCTGTTGACGGTACTGGTTCTGTCCTCGCCCTTTCAAGGCGATTATGCGGGTTCGATTCCCGTCAGCCTTACGCGGGATTGGTATATTGCTTGTGCCTTGGCCTTCCAAGCCGAAGAAAGGGGTTGAATTCCCCTATCCCGCTCCAAGTTTTGTTGTAAGTGCCGTATTGAACACAGAGGCATTCGAGATGAGCGGTTTCTTCAAGTAGCAAACGAGTATTCAGGTTGTTTGTGGGGTAAAGTGTTTAACGCCCGGTAGCAAAGTGGTAATGCGACGACCTGCAAAGTCGTTCATCGCCGGTTCGATTCCGGCTCGGGCGTCCGGGGCTATAGCTCAGAGGGAGAGCGGTTCGCTGGCAGCGAACAGGTCGGGATTTCAAAATTCCCTAGCTCCACCAAATTTTGATGAAGCAGTAATGCGAACCGGGCATGGGTGATGCATCACCAGCAGACCCGCTACTCAGCCGCTGTAACGAAGCACGGCTTTCATCAAGAACGACACTGCATGTCGTTAAATGGCAGCGTAAAGGGCACGACACGTCCACCAAGTTTTTGGAGATGTATCATAATGGTAATGAACCTCACTGTCGATGAGGGCTATACGGGTTCAACTCCCGCCGTCTCCGCCAGTTTCTCGACTATTGAACCTTTAGTAGGTACTAAATTCAGACCAACTAAAGGTTCAAATGGAAAAGAAACTGGAAGCACAAAGACTAGCAATTGGGTTGCGTAGTCAAGGAAAGTCAGTTAAGGCTATCGCAAAGGAGTTGAGTGTCTCTCCCGGCTCTATTAGTATTTGGGTTCGCGGGGTTCAGTTGACCACGGAGCAGCGCGGGATATTAAGGAGTCAACCTCGTCAACGCACGCTGTCCTCCAAGAAGATGAGCCGCATGGGGAATGAATCAAAATACCATAAGCGGGTTGCACACGAGGAGTTGACGAGAGAGCGGAAAGCACGAATAGCAGAAGCTGCGATTCTTTTTAGGTTGGCGTTGCATGATTTGATTGCCTACAGTTCGCCTTTTGATGGTGACAAGACTGATTGGCTTGTTGAAAATTCTCAAGGGCATTTGTTGAAGGTCCAAGTACGGTGGACAAAAGGTAATAAGCAAGGACTACCGAATATACCTCTGCGGTGTTCTGATGGTAGAAAGCACCAAAGGCGGTACAATGACAATGAATTGGATTTCATGGTCGGATATGACTTGTACACGGACACGGCGTACGTAATGAGTCGGGATGAGTTGAAGGGATACAAAGCTGCCATCTCTATCCAAGAGGAATTTGCGGAGGCTTGGGGTAAATTACAATGAAAATTCATTTCGATGCAGACATGAAGAGTGTACACACCCGACTGGCCGGTACCCACATGCGGAAGAGGGGACTTGAGAATCTCCGCCGTCTGCTACAGGATGAACCCCCTCTTCCTTATCCTAAGCATGAGTACGTGCAAGAGGTTGGTTGTGGTATCGGTTTTTGTGAAGTATGCCATAGCGATGACATCAATGATGGCAATCATTTACACCCGTAGCTCAGTGATAGAGCGTCTCCTTGACGTGGAGAGGGTCGGGGGTTTAAATCCCTCCGGGTGTACCAAGTTTGTTGAATCGGGGCACGTCGTCTAGGGGTCTAGGACGCCCCTCATCCGAGGGGAAACGTGAGTTCGAATCTGCCGTGTCCACACGACGGTTCAACAGATGCAGGGAGCGGAGAGGATTTGTTCTCGTTCGTGCGAAGTACGTAGAATCGCCGCTCCCAAAAGTTTTGGGGCTAGGGACTGCCGGGGGTGGTCGTCTCATTCGCAATGAGAATAACAGCGGGGTTCAAGCCCCCGTGGCTCCACATTCGTGACTATCAGTATCTAAGTAGGGGTACTGATAGGTTCATGACATACTACACGGTTTACAAAACCGTTAACCTGCTCAACGGTAAGTTCTACTTTGGGGTTCACAAAACGAAAGCCCCTGATGATGCATACCTTGGTTCCGGTACATACATCAAACGAGCCGTTGCCAAATATGGGGAACAAAACTTCCGCAAGGAAGTCCTGTTCATCTACCTCGATGCTGAGTCAGCATTTGGCAAAGAGGATGAGTTGATTCAATGCTGGCGAGGTCATCCTCTTTGTATGAATTTGAGGAAAGGTGGTTCAGGCGGGTTTGATTGGATTAACAAGTCGGTGGACATGGTGGCGAGAAACACAAAAGTGTCTCAAAAGCGGCTTGAGAAATTGAAGAGCAACCCTGAGTTTCGAGAACGATACAACAAGGCTATGCACAGGGATAGAAAAGGGAAGGGGTTTAACGGTGAGCCCTGTGACCATCGTGGTAGAACCCGGCCAGCAACGACCCGAGAAAGGATGTCCAATAGTGCAAAGGGAGAGAGAAACTCTCAATTCGGAACCTGTTGGATTGTTAACTTGCGAGGGAGTAGTAAGAAGGTATCTAAACAAGAGTTGGATACGTGGTTATCACGAGGATGGACACGAGGAAGATGAAGATTAACACGGTTTGTGCTACAGATGTTTGTGTGGGTGAGTGTATCTGCAAACCGTGGACTGAATGTTTGGAAGAATCGGACACTTGTTGGAAGTGCTTAGAGTGTGGGGTCTCGCTGAGTGATGAAGATGACCCGGATTTGTGTTACAAGTGTAAGTTGTTATTCCCATAGATGCCATCATGTGCTAAGAAGTGTTCTTCTTCATGACATCTTGGACAGAGAATTTCAAGATTTTCAGGCTTACCGTTTTTTCGATTGCGGTCGATATGGTGAACTCTGAGAACAGGGATGTAGCGGTCATACCCACAACGGTTACATCTATGTGGGTGGTGCTCGAAGGCAGTCTTTCGGTAGGTGTATAGGTCTCCTCCTGTCCCGTAGTGGTCAGGGCGAATTTTAGGGCAATTACCCTGTAGGCTTTGAGAGGTTTCTTTACATTTACGAGAGCAGAAGAAAACCTGATGGCGACTGTTTTTTAAATCGCTGATAGCTCTTGTGGTTTTTGTCCCACAGTTGTAACAGGCAATCTCTACTCTACTTTTTTTGTGCTTCATAGCGGATGCACATTTACGAGAGCAGCATAGTTGGGCGTCCAGCCGGTGTTTGGGTACGAAGAACTCTGAGTTACATTGGCTACAGAGTTTGGAATACAGGTTTCTAGGTTTCCCATCATACTCTGTGGAGACGATGGCTGTTGCAATGTGAGTCATTTTAAATCCACCTTTAACTAGGGGTGGATAGTTGAAAAGTTTGGGGCTATAGCTCAGAGGGAGAGCATCGCATTTGCAATGCGAGGGTCGGGATTTCAAAATTCCCTAGCTCCACCAAATTTAACTGCGGTGATTTATAGGCAGCAATAACCTATACCCATGGTACCGAAAGGGAGAGTAGGGGTCACCAAGATAGCTCTAGCGAAAGTTGCTTCCCTAACCATGACCTTGGTGGGTGGCTAGTAGGGTGAAGACGGACGCAGTTAATAGTTTACGCCGAGTAAGGGAAATCCCGTGGCGGATAACCACGCCCCCTCGGCTCCAGTTTGAAATGTGGCCCTGCCGTCTATTTGGCTTGGATACCTCACTCTCAATGAGGAGATAACGGGTTCGAAACCCGTCAGGGCTACCAAATTTTAACGCCGAGTGGCCGAGGCGTACCAGGCGCGTCCTTGCAACCGACGAGACAAGAGTTAAATCCTCTTCTCGGCGTCCAAGCAATCGGTGGTAAGTTTTGCGGGTTGAAGGTTCCAGTTGGATTCCATGGATAGCCGCTGGCGTCAGAGCGTAGTTAATTCTATGCACCCGCTCCAAAGTTCACGGCCCTGTCTTCACTAATGGTCAGGTAGCTGCCCTTTCAAGGCAGAAATACGGGTTCGAGTCCCGTCAGGGCTACCAGTTATGTTCTGTATCAAAACCCCCGATTCCGGGGGTTTTGATACACAAAGTTGCAGCGGTGTTTGGATACGGTTACTTCTTGGTTCAATCCCAAGTCTTCCCACAATGCGGGGAGACTGCCCACTGGGGGCAATATCCCGTTCCTCTTGTTCCCTGCAATGCTATTTGGTCAATAGTCGGACGTTGACTCCGATGAAATCAACACCTTGCTATTGACTATGCGCTCTTAACTCAGGGGTAGAGTGCTTCCTTCACACGGAAGATGCCGGGGGTTCAAATCCCTCAGGGCGCACCAACACAGTTTCGGCGTTGCCGTCTATCGGTTTGGACCTCTGACTTTCACTCAGATGATGGAGGGTTCGACTCTCGTCAACGCCACCAAGTTGCAGCTTTCGGGTAGCTCCCGAGTGTAGTCTCCGGTTATGCATGGTCTCGCGAGAGTGCAAACCACATGGCAACTACGGGGTGACTTTAAGCCACCGGGCCGCTACCAACTATGGTAAACTAGAAGTGTACCTGTACGGGGAGGTTGGCTTAAGGGCAGCTTTCCTTTAAAGAGTGAACCGTGTGGACGGGGGTACCTGATACCACAACTCGGCACATGGCCTGAAGTCAGATAGAGTCGCGACCGTCTGGCTATCTAGGTTGCATCTGCCGGGTAGGGTTCTTTGGCGTAGCAGCACACCCGACAGGACAGATGTGTAAGCGGATGTAGTTCAGCCCGGTAGAACGCGACCTTCCCAAGGTCGATGTCGTGGGTTCAAATCCCACCATCCGCTCCAGAAAAATGAATATCGAACCCATCATTAGAGGGTTCGATAATGGCAAAACCAGAACAAAAAGCAGAAGCAGTAAGACTCAGAACAGAGGAGAGGCTTTCGTTGGAAGCCATCTCTCAACGACTAGGTGTATCACAATCCAGTTGTAGCTATTGGTTAAGGAGTCTACCTTTAACCAAGGAAGAAATTGGTGAGCGTAATAGACGACATAACAAACCGTCTTCATTGCCTCCTTTTGTGAACCCATGCACTCAGAATACAGATGGCAAGGGAACTATTGCCCTGATGCAATTCCTTCTCAGGGCCTCTGAGAAAGGAGTCACAACCTCCCTCCCCACCCAACCTGTGCGTTACGATGTTGTGATTGATGACAATGGTCTCCACCGCGTTCAAGTAAAGTACGCAGGTCAAGCGAAGAGTGGGGGGTTCACTGTTAGGGTCAGTTCTGTCGGTCATAGCAAGAAGCATAAAAAGTACACTCCTGAACAGATTGACTATATTGCGGCGTATGCTCCTGTGACGGGTAGGATTTACCTTTTACCCGCAAGTGTGTGGGAGGGAAAAACTACTGTTTGTTTGAGATATGCTGCCGCGAGGAATAATCAAAAACAGAAGTGCCTGAACGCCGCAGAGTACGAGTATTAGGTGATATGTCACGACGATTGCAAGCACGATGGGAACTTAGAACTGATGGTTTGACCATATCTGACGACCTGAAAAGATTCCGCGAATCTCCAGCCTATCAGGAGATGCTTGATTGGTTCGCCGACCGAGATAACGCAGAGCTACTCAATCAATACCAGAGGATGTTGGATAACAAATGAAAGCACAACTCATCTCCAAGCCGAAGGTCGCGGGTTCAAATCCCGCTGGTCGCTCCAAGTTTTAAACTATTCAATTCTGTATGTAGAGGCAATTTTACATGCAGAATTCGTTGTCAAAGATATGTACCAAGTGTAGAGCAGGGAAACTCCTAGACGATTTTCATGACGACCCACGAGGGCGTCTCGGAAAACAATCGCGTTGTAAGTTGTGCCAACAGGAAGCTACAAAAACGTGGAGACGCGAAAGTACAGATGCCGCTCGTGTGAGTATGCGAAAGACCACCAGTAAGTACAAAGCCTATTGGTGGAGCAATGACCCCCGCGAAGAAACCAAAACACGGCGCTGTCCTCATTGTAATCAAACCAAACCAAGTATAGCCTTTGACGAGTGTCACTCCACCGCAGATGGGTTGCAGTCTTGGTGTCGGGAATGTAGTAACTCTCGAACTGGGGTGAAGACAATCATTCAATCCATCAAGAGTAGAGCCAAGAAGCGGGGGATTAAATTCTCTCTTGTGGAGAGTGACATTATCATTCCCGACGAGTGTCCTGTTCTCGGCATCCCGATATACAACATGAAGGGCAACCCCGGACCAAATTCTCCCTCAATAGACCGGGTTGACAACTCAAAGGGGTACACCCCCGACAACATTCAAGTGATTTCATACCGTGCGAATGTACTGAAGAATAATGGTACAATAGATGAGGTTCGCAGGGTATTAGCATACATGGAGAGATTCGCATGAAGGCACAGTTGGTAAGCGATTGTCACACCGAGTTCTACTACGGCAATCCTTTTGATGCCTTGGGGCGTATCGAGTTCGTTCCTGACTTGGACGTTCTCTTTCTCCCCGGCGACATCGTTGTTCCTGCACATCAGAGTGCGGAGGAGTGCCGCCGTGTGTTTGAGTTCTTGGGCTCGAAGGCTCGGCTCGTTCTCTACACGTTTGGCAACCACGAATACTACAGTTCACCGAAGGGTGCGGAGGTCGAGGACTTCATTCGCTCCGTGCTCCCGGCTAACTACATCCTGTTGGAGAACTCAGATGTCACCATCGAAGGCAAGCACTTCTATGGTGGGGCGCTGTGGTTTCCTGAAGACCCGTTCAACCCTCAGTACGAGAAAATGCTGAACGACTTCAACCTTATCGGTGACATTCACGATTGGGTGTACGGAAAGAATGACGAGTTCCGTGCGAACGGGGAGAAGCTGATTCGTCCGGACACTGTGGTGCTGTCGCATCACCTTCCATCGAATCTGAGCACGCACAGGATGTACGCCGAGAGCCCCATCAATCGGTTCTTCGTTTCGGATGAGACTCCTCTCATCCTGAACAACAAGCCGAGGCTATGGGTTCATGGTCACACGCACCTTACTTGCGACTATACTTTGGGTGAAACTAGAGTAGTCTGCAACCCGCATGGTTACCCCGCAGAACGTAAGTGGACACGGTATGCTGTGGCAGAGTTTGAAATATAAGAACTAACCACCGCTACCGGGGTTTACATAAGGATGCATGGAGGTACTATGCGTAACTTCTTAGTTTTGACTGCTTTGTTTCTTGGTCTTGTCGGTGTATCAGTGGCACAGCATGGGGCACATGGCAACCCGCCGTCGTCGCCCCATTCTTTTTCACCACCACAGCAACACCAGCAGCACGAAAACCGACCTGAACCGCCACGTGGCATCTATCAGGGACACGACCACGACCGGGGCCAGCAGGGCTACCACGACCGTGACCACCACGACTATCGCGGCGGCTACGGTGGTTGGTATGCCGGTCGCCCCGAGTATCGTGGATTCCACTGGGGGCACTACTATGGCTGGCGTGACCGTCGCTACATGTATCTCGGCTCAAATTACTGCTACGTCGGAACATGGGGTGGACCGTATTTCACTTTTGGATTCAATGCTTCTCGCTGGCGGGTTCTCGACTTCGACCTCGCGATTGCGAATGGCTGGTACCCCGGTGGCTGTGCTTACGTGGAATCCGACCCATATCACGATGGCTGGTACCTTCTTTATGACCAGCAGACAGGACAGTACGTTCATGTCGAACAATACTAAAAATTTGGTATTGTAAGGTATGGACGCTACACTAGTCGCCGCAATCTGCAAACAGTACGGTAAACGAGTTGGGGGTGGATACGAAATATTCATTCCCAATTCTGCGGTAGGTCAAATCCCACGTACAGGACAGGTGCAGCAGCTTCGTGACCCGGAAGGGTTGAAGTTGGTGTATTATCCAAATATCACGATTGAAGGCGAAGTTGTGAAGCCCCCGGAATCGGAACCGACCTCCCCTCCCATTCTTGAACAACCAGAGCCAGAACCGACGCCGGAATCTCAACACATTGACGAGTGGGCATGATGCCAACCATTGAAGATTACATTGACCAGCGAAATGATATTCAGATTAGGGCTGAGGATTTGGGCTCAGAGTTAGCCACGTCCTGTTGGACTGAACTCGGTGTTGCCAATCGCCACATTCAACGTGTGGTCGCCGGAACATTTCCTCTTCAATTTGTGGAGAATGAAATCGTCAGGTGTTTGGAACGAGTCCGCAACGACCCTCGCTTCAAAATGAGAGAGCCGGAGGCATAACGCCGACCGGCTCTCAGGCCCTCCATCCTGTGGAGGCGCGTCCCCGCACGAGTGGGGACTAGTCTGTACTGCACATCAGCTACTCGATATGTTCCCTCATCGGCAGTAGCCTCTACAAGTGACCTCCGTAGTGACGAAAATAATCTATCGTTTCATCTTCTTGACTTTCATTTCTATAGTATGGGACGAGGGATAATAGACCTTTCAGGTAAACGCTTCGGTAAGTTGTGTGTGGGCACTCTTGTGTCCTCAGGGTCCGCTGGTGCAGCATGGGCTGCCCGTTGTGATTGTGGGACAAATTTTGTGGCCCTAAGCAGCAATCTCCGAAGCGGGCATACTATAAGCTGTGGGTGTTATCGTGTTCAACAATCAAGATTGCGTGCTACAAAATATCCGACACCCGGAGAGTACATCAAACATCTAGTGTTGAGAGCGTATCAAATTAACGCTAAAAATCGTGGGTATGGGTGGGAACTTTCGGATATGAGGTTTTTTGAACTCATATTAAAGTCGTGTCACTACTGCGGGTTGCCACCTTCCAATTTGAAGTGTCAAAAAGGCTATAGCTTAAAATATGGGGGTCTCATCGCTTTCTTGCAGAAGTTGCATGTTTTGCAACAAGGCACCACATTTTCATCGGTGTAACCCAGTGTGTTGTTTTTTCTATTGACGTACGATGAGTTCATCAACTATCTGAATCGAATTAGTAGCTTTCGTGCTGTGAACTTATGCGACTCAAGATTGCCAAACTTGCTGCCTCTCCAGTACCCACTTTGGTCTCCAAACCAAGGTTCAGGAATGATTTGCTTCTCGACCAGACTTGGCCGCAGGATGTGAATTACCTTCGCGACACTTACAACGACATAGCTGATATCTGGGAAGTGATGAAAGCCCCCAGTCAGGACGAGGAACTGTATCACCGTACAGAGCCCCGCCTACAGGAGTTAGTGGGCAGTCTGGAAGACGTTGCGAAGCAGGTTCACCAGATGCCGGTCGTCGGTCGATTCATGACAAATGCACGACACGACTTTGAGATTGCTACTATGTACGCTCACTCCAAGGATTTTGCTTCAGCCGTTCTTTATCAGTCGTATTCTCTGGTGAAGATTCATGACGTTCTGGAAATGCTCACTCGTGAGGGAAGCAAGGCACCGAGGAATAGATTTTCCAGTTTTCATGACAAAACCGCGTATGGATACGATATCAGCGGTGAGGTTTTTGAGGGGGCTGGGGAAATAGCCAATCGAGAAAACCAGAAAAACATCAACGACACGGCTCAACCACAAGACCATCACGAGACCGGAACCAACCCGGCGAACGTCACGCACGATACAGATGCGGATAAAGAGTTCCCGGAGTTGGGTGCAAAGAAAAACAAGAGGGTCAATTGGCCTCCGAGGACACGATAAATGGCGATAAAAGTTTGTATCCTAAATCCAACAACCTCACTCATTGACATCGTTGATGGTGCATCGGCTTTCGTTGGAATCAGCGCAGCCGGGAGTCCGGTTGTTTTGAATGCCAACGGTACGATTGACCCCAGCTTTATCTCCGCAATTACCGCAAACACCCTCACCGCTCTCGCTGCTACTTCACTCTCGGCTCAGAGTCTCGTAAATGTCTACTACGGAACGGTCGGAAGTGTCACTGCCATCTATGCTCGTCCGGCGAACGCCGCTCAAGCAGAGCAGTATGCGGCGACCGGATATGTCATAGCCGACGCCAGTCAGGGAGACACTGTGCAGGTCTACACCTCCGGTCTGGTTTCGATTCCCTACTTGGGTGACTCGGGGTTTGCTTCCACGGACACAGGAGCCCCGGTTTATCTGAGCCCTACCGACCCCGGCAATGTTGTCAAGACCGTCAGTAGTCCAAACTTGGTTCAACAGGTTGGTGTCGCCTACCAGATTAGCACCACCGTCAACGGCACAGTTCAATTTCAGTTCTCATCTTCCAGCTTGGGTGCGGTCAATATATCCCTTGCTGTCCCTTCTTGGCAGTCGGTATCGGGTTCCCCGGTTACAGGAGCGGGAACCTTCACCATTACTGACAACACGCAGTCTGCCAACCGTGTGTTTGCAGGTCCGGCTACAGGGTCAGCAGCAGCCCCAACTTTCCGGGCTCTTGTAGTCGCTGACCTGCCCGTCTCCGCCGTTACTCCCGGAAGTTACACACTTGCCGACCTTACCATTGATGCGTACGGTAGAATCACAGCAGCCACAAACGGGGTTGCAGGTGACGTGACCCGCGTGGCCTTGGCCGCTCCCACACAGTTCTCAGTATCTGGTTCCCCAATAACCAGTTTTGGTACTTTGACTCTTGCATGGCAGAATCAATCCCCAAATACGTTTCTCGCCGGTCCTGCTACAGTATCCAGTCCACCGGGGGCGGCTCCTACGTTTAGAACTCTGGTCATTGCCGACCTCCCCGCTGGTGTAGGCACGGTTACCAGTGTGGGTCTCACGATGCCTTCGGAGTTTGGTGTAGCGAATTCCCCCATCACTAATTCTGGTACTTTCGTAGTGACCAAGGCGGCTCAACTCCCCAATTTGGTTTATGCAAGTCCGAGTGTAACGAGCCCACCAACAAGTCCGCCAACGAGTGTTCCAGTATTTCGTAGTCTCGTTCCAGAAGATTTACCACTGGCTACAACATCTACGGTGGGTGCTGTTTCAGTAGACGGAACAACCATCATGGTTACAGGTGGTGGGGAGATTAGTGCGACTGGAATCCTCCCGCTTCTGGGAATTTATGGGACAACCTCACCACCCAGTTCACCCCCCTCTACGATAGTTGCCAGCATAGACACCTTTGGAAATCTTGTTATTGATGGAGTCATGACTATAACAGGTGCCACCTCCGGTACATTTGTTAGAGCAGATGGAACAGGAGCGGCCAACCCACTTCCATACGCTGTCGATTCTGTCACTGGTATCACAGGTCAAACAGGCGCGTATACCTACACAGCCCCTGCGCTTCCGATTGGGCTTTACCGAATTACCAACTACGTGGTGGTCACTGCGGTCACATCTTCTCCTACTCTTGATGTCACGCTCAACTACACAGATGATTATGGTGCTCAGACCAGCGAACCATACAACCAAACGGTCGGTCAGGGCACTTACCTGACCGGCACGGTGGTGTTCTACAACGCTGTGGCATCCGCTATGCCTACTCTGGTGTGGGGCTTTATAGGTACTCTTACCTACACTATCGAGGCGATTGTTTTGGAGAGACTGGCCTAACGCAGTATTATGAAGTAGAGAGCTACTTCATGAAGATTGAAATCGAGTCGTTAGACACCCCTCGGCGGGATTTTTCGGACCTACGTCGTGAGTTGATTGAGCAAGGGAAGAAGTTCACAGAACAAACCCTCGCGGCAATTCCCTATTCCCAACTTCATCTGTGTTGCATCGGCAACGCCGGGGTGGCGTCGTGCCTTCCTCGTTTGATTCAACAGGAAAAGATGAATCGTCGGGAACGATTCCTGAATATGGAGCCTGATGAATTCAAAGCTTCGGTGACCTATCTCAAGATTGAACAGATGTATGATGACGTGATGTACGCCATCTCCCGCCGCAACGCTCCCCAGTGGAGCACCCTTTCCGACCGGCAGAAGCTGTGGGTGAAACTAACCTGCCTGTACAATCACATTGACAACCCCACCCCGCGAATTGATGAGGTCGTGGCGATGTTCGCCAAATGTGCAGCAGACCCCATCGGAGGGCTCCCGGTTGACGTGTGCCGGGTCTACTCAGCCAAGTTGAAAGGGAGGGCCTCGGTGTACCCCGGAAAGGTCACAAATGAGGTCTTCAGGGAGAAGGTAGGAGAGATTGCCGAAACCCTGCTGGAATTCATGCCTTCAGAGGAACGGCAAATGCTTGAAAAAGAGCAACTTCAGGATTTCATCTGTACCTCCGATTGTTTTCGGGTTCTGATATGAAATCAGGTAAAAAATTTCCAAAAATACTGGCTAAATCGCCGGTATTCCCGGTATACTATTGGTGGAGAGAAGATAATGACTGAGCTTGTCCAGCTTGAAGTGGCCCCAAAAAAGAACTTGAATGGAGTCTGGTCGCTCAACATCCGCGACCACTTTCCGTTTGAGGTCGTTCGCCCCGCGCAGGAACAGGGTTTTCAGGCGGTCGAAGAAGCGTACGCCACCAACAAAAAGTTCATCATCATTGAAGCTCCCACAGGTTCTGGCAAATCAGGTATCGGCATCGCGGCGGGTTCATTCGCCAAGACGCAACCGGCCTCGCCGATGTTTGAGTCGGGTTCCTACATCCTCTCCCCTCAGAAATCTCTTACCGCTCAGTACATGGGCGACTTCGCCGACATGGGTTTGAAAGAACTCAAGGGTCGTGCGAACTACACTTGCACCCGCTTTGAGGAAGATGGTCAGCCAGTCGATTGCGAAATCGGTGGGATGCTCTGCTCTCAAGAGAAGAACGAGGAGGGCACCAGCGGCTGCTCCTTCTGCCCCTATAAGGAAGCCAAGAAGGCTTTCTGCCAGAGCCCCCTCGGCGTCACCAACTTCGCCTACTATTTGAACGAGACCTCACATGCCGGTCAGCTTTCACCCCGCAAGATGCTCATCCTTGACGAAGGCCATAACTGCGAGAGCCAGATTCTCTCGATGGCTGACATCGTTGTCACCCGCTTCCGCTGCGAAGAAGTGGGTATCGACTTTCTCTCCATGCCTTTCATCAAGCCGGGTCAGACCACCAAGGGTGCCGACTGGCTTCGCGACACTTTCTCGGTCGCTGCCAACGCCCTTATCATGAAGTGGGAATCAGATTTGGAAGACCTCAAGGAAGACCGCAACACGTCCGCCGCTGCCAAGCTTGGTAAAAAGCTAAGTGGCTTGAAACGGTTCATGGGCAAGGTTGGCCTCTTCCTGAACTCTGTTGATGAAGCCTGTGCTGACTGGATTGTCTACACTGACGACTCCAAAACCAGCGCAGACTTTGGCTGCATGATTATCAAGCCACTGACAGCCACTCTGTTCGCCGACGAGATTCTCTTCAACAAGGCAGACAAGGTTGTCATTATGTCTGCTACCATCGGTGACTTCGCCTTCTTCATGCGTAACCTCGGCATCGACCCAAACAACGCCGTCTGCACCCGCATCACCTGTGACTTTCCGAAAGAGAATCGCCCGGTGTTCATCAAGCCGGTTGCAAACATGAGCAGCACCAAGGTTGCTTGCCCGGATTGTTCAACGCCAGAAAATGCTGGCCGCGAGAATCGCTCAGGTGATGGATGCCGCCGCTGCTACAACTCAGGTCAGGTTCCTTCGATTGATGTTGCCATGCCGAAGGTTGCTGATTTCCTCGACCGGCTCCTGAGCCACAAAAACTACGCCGACAAGAAAGGCATCGTTCACACCCACAGCTACAAGGTCACCAAGTTCATGGCCGAACACCTTTCGGCTGAGAATCGCAGCCGCGTGGTCACCCACACGAGTGCGAAAGGCGACCGCGACAACGCCATCCAAACTCACATCGAAGCTGAAACCCCGACAGTTTTGTTCTCGCCATCAATGACCGAAGGTTTAGATTTGAAAGATGACCTTTCTAGGTTTTCAATTATCTGCAAGACGCCATTTCCATACTTAGACCCTTACGTCAAGGCTCGTATGCAGCGTGACCCTGAGTGGTACGCCAGCCGCGTGGCATTGGCTCTCGTACAGGCCACAGGCCGCAGCAACCGCCACAAGGAAGATAAGGCTCACCACTACATTCTGGATGCAGCCATCATTGCTTTCCTCTCGCGTTATGCGAAGTTGTTCCCGGAGTGGTGGATGGATGCGGTGGTTTGGCCGCAAGGACGGTAGACTATGAATGCTCATCAGCGTAAGGTAAGAGAACGGACTCTGATTCGGCTCCTCCGCAAGTGGGGGCTGGATTCTAAGCAAAAGACCATGTTCGTTCTCGACCTTCTCTCCATGGTTCCACAGAAAGTCGTCAACGGGGGCGACAATCGAGAGTTTCAGGAAGCGTTAACACAGGCGTACAAAGAGAAATGCGTAAAGGCCGACCTAAGTACCCACGACCAACCGAGGTAGGTCCGGTTATCCGGGCTCTACAACTCCACATCCCCATGGACGCCTATGCTTACGGGTTCCGGGAGTCGGTCAAGCACGTCCCCAACTATCGAATAAAAGCGATTACAAAGGATAAGGAATGGACGGTAGATGTATACCGAGGCGGGTTTTATCACGCTCAGGTAGAGGGATGGTCAGAGCAATTTAAGTCAATCCATTCTTTGCTGATATTTCTTCGGCAGCGTTTGCAAGTTTGATTACTCATACCATAGATATATGGCATTTCAGGTATACCAAATTCAGAACACAGTCACAGGTGAAGTGTACATAGGCAAGACGCACCTGACTTTGAAGAAGCGTTGGTGCGCCCACCTTTATTTGGCGAAGAGGGGGAGTGAATCGCACTTCCATAGAGCCATTCGAAAGTATGGAGAGGGTGTCTTTGTGACCTCTACCCTACACGATGGATTGACCGAAGAAGCGGCAAACCAAAAAGAGATTGAGTGTATAGCCGCCGTAAACAGCACTGTGAATGGGTACAATATGACACCGGGCGGAGATGGAATTCCTCTTGGCTGGCCGGGGGCTAATAAAGGGAAGAAATTCTCAGAGGAGTGGTGTAACAACATCCGACAGTCGTTAACAGGTAGGACGCTTTCACCAGAACATAGGCTTAAGGTGGTCGTTGTTTTGGAAGAAAATCGACCTTCTGCTGAGGCATACGAAAAGGTAGCAGCCAAGCTTAGAGGTCGTAAACGTCCAGAGATTGGTGAGAAGGTTCGTAAGGCGAATTTAGGTAGACTACGAACCCCAGTCGTAGAACGTGAATGCCCGATGTGCGGCTCAGTTTTTCAGACTAGAACCAACACAATGGGAAGGAAATTTTGCTCTAAGTCTTGTGCGTGTAAATACGCTGGACAACAAAATTCACGGCTTGTGCGCTGCTAGGGTCCAAGGACGCGGGTAGCGTGTAGCCAAGGAGGCACACATGCTTTACACGTTGCTAACCTTGCTGCTCCCGTATTGGGCGTCCCCCGCCGAACTTGACTTTCATGAACAGTTCGTGCTCACAACCTACCGGGAATATTATGACTGTCTAGCCGCCACGGGTCTCCGTGACCGCAAGGTGCTTGCTCAAATCAAAAAGAAAACGGCCTACAGCATGTCCATGCTACTCTGGCGGCACCCTGCCATTTGGATTAAAGTTCGCCGCTTCCATCACCGGCTCCTCCGGCTGAAAAAGTCGGTTATACCCCTAGACGAAGTTCCGAAACTTCTAAAAACTCCGTAATCCACGACGATGGATTTCCTCCAATAGTTCATCGTCGGTAAAGTTGTCCAGTGATTTCATTGTTCTCCTGTTCATCACTTGTTCCTCATGAGTTGCCCAACGGCAGTTACCCGGTTCATAGTTTTCATTCACTTTGATACGGTCTAGTGAATGCTCCGGCGATGGGCGAAGTCCCATGTCTTTGTAGAATTGGTTGAAGTTACCCCGCCAAGCATCGCATACGCTAATCCCCCTTCCACCATAGTTAGGGTACGCCGACTGGTTGGGGCAGTAGCATCTGTTCTTCATAGACTGCCACGCTTTGTATTCAGGGCTTGTACACAATCCATGTTTTGTGTGTTTTTTAGAACACAACTCCCTTTGTAAACAACCACAACTTTTAGTGGCACCCTTGGTTAATAGGTAGCCGAGGGTGATGGTTTCATTCCCGCACTCACACTTACATCTCCACACAGATTCTCGGCGCTTGGAGCCTGTTTTTTCAATTACAGTAAGGCGACCGAATACTCTACCCTCAAGCTTTAATGGAACTCCCATGATTGAACTCCTTCTAGTAAAGGAGTGAAAAGATAAGAAAGTGGGGTGCTAAAGTTCATTTAACTTCGGTACTATAAGACATGCGGACTCCAATCACAAATCTGGATGAGTTGAAGAAGGTGTTATTTCTCCAGAAAACCATCACATCTCAGGCGAAGAATGAACTACTGGCTGTTGCAAGCGATAAGATGCTCAACCCTGATAACTTAGAAGAGGGGGCGGAACTCTTTATTGAAAAAGAAAAAGTGCTCCTACAGAAGTACGTTAACTACCCTACTTTTTCAGAATTTGCGGCGTCCCCTGCAATGTACGACGGCTACAAGTGGGGAGCTACATTTGGAGTTACCCTACTCGTTGGAGAACTAATCTTCGAACAACTCAGAATTTCTCACCCACATTTTGGCCCTGTCATTAGACAGTTGTTCATTCTTCTTTTAAGCGAACTCGACCACCCGCAACATGCCTACCTCATAGAGCCCTTGGAGAAACACCTGAGGTTCAAGGTTACAACAGAAGGCGGCGAGGAAGTTAGTCAGCAACAACAACACGCCTTTGTCCGCGACTTAGTGAATAAATTCGTGGAAACTACGGTTGCCGTCTCCGATGGATATGGTATTGTAGAAGCCCGACCCGGAGGGGTTGCTATCACTCCGCTTGGCAAGCGTGTCCTCCTTCATCTCGTTGATGCTTCTAAGTTTGTTGAGGAGATGACGAAGGCGCACACAAAATTCCAATCAATTAAGCCAAAACTATCCATGACTTAGGCAACTATGCATTTCACTTGTGAAGGAGATTTACCATGTCTTTGAAAACTTTCATCGCTGGTCTGTTCATTCAGGCCGATATCGCCAAGCTGGAAGCCGCCTTTGAGGCGGTCGAAGCTAAGGTCAAGGCTGCGGAGCCCAAGATTGTCGCCGACGTTGAGTTGGAACTCGCCAAGGCGAAGGCCATCTTTGCGGCGTTCAAGCCGAAGGCCGAAGCTGAGTTGGCGAAGGTCGAAGCGGAAGTCAAAGCCGCCGAAGCTTACGTCGCTTCACTTGCCAAGAAGCTCTAATTCGCCGTATTATCCTGTGTGGGCAAAACCAAGCAGGATGCTAACAAGAAGTTTCGACCCGGCAAGAAGGTATCGGAGTTCAATCCGGTGCCCTCTCTGTTGTCTCAGAAGACCTTCAAGAAATACAACATCCTCATAGGTGAAGATGAGCCTCAGCAACGCTTTGCTGAACAGGTTCTCGGAATTCCTTGCATCTTCATGGAAGGGGTAACCGATGAGGACTTTCTCTCCGATGACTCCCCTAAACTATTCCGCGTTGAATCTCCACGTTTCGTAATCCTCTCCCCTCAAATAAAAGAGGCCACTGGCTTCTGGTCGCTCGACCCCCTTGTAAAGGGGTCAGCCGGGGCGAACGCCATTGTCAGGTACGCGGCGACGTTGCTTGGCATAGAGAAGCCCGATAAAGACCTCGTGGAGCGATTTGCAGACATGCTGGCGACTGAGGGAGCCATGGATGACACCAGAGTATCCCTTTGGACTGCTGTGTGGCTCCTGACCGGTCCTCCACCCTTGGAGGTAGGTAGACGGTGGCCTCAGCCGTGGGAGAGTCATCAACTATGGTTCTCAGTGCCCGGAGTCAGCCCGAATTACCGGCTCAACAGCCTGTACAAGGACTTGACGGCTTATACTTTTCTTCGTGACGATGAGGAATCAGTGTTGAAAAAGGCAGCGGTTGGAGTGTCCCCGGCTAAGGCAAAGGTGTTGAAGAAGCTCAACTTAGATTATGGTAAGGTGCATGACACCCTTGAACTCCTCGACCTATGGAGGAGCAAACAATCTGACCCCTATGTGTGTGCCTTCCGCATCTCGACAATTTGGAAACTATAGAAACCCAGTATTAGGTAGTACAGCCAAATTTGGCTTTGGAGAAAACCTACATGAAGCGTTTTGCTTTGATAATTGCAGTTGTGGCCTTTGTGCTCACTTTGGGCACGGTGACCGCATCTGCACAAAACGGGGCATTCGCTCCGTATGCTACTGCCGGAGTCAGTGTACAGGGCGGACAATTGAATTACGTCGGAAAGACAAACCCGAACTTTGCGTTCGGCGGCGGTCTTGAGTCCAGCACCAAGCACCTCCTTTTGGATGCCAACGCGAATTACAACACAGCGAACAACGTCGTGACCAATAACGGTTACACGGTGGACGCCCAAGCCAGTGGTTACTTGAAGCTCGGAGACCTCCTCGCAGGTGCAGGTGTCAATGAGTCAATTACGAATCTCAGCAGGACCACTGCTCAGAAGTTGCTTGTCGCTTCGACCTACCAAGGGTTCCATCCCTACGTCGGCGTCGGCTGGCAGACTACAAAGTTCCGTGCGATTGCCACTTATTTGCTTCCCGGCAAGGATGCCACCACCAATGAACGAATCGGTGGCGTGAATGGTGAAGTTTTCGCAAGCAAGCATCTGCGTGTCACAGGCGGCGTACTTCTCGATAGTACAGTACCCACCGGCTCGACACGTCAGTTGTCTGTGGGCGCATCTGCCGGAGTCAAGTTCGTACTGTAAAATACCGACAGTAAGAGATAGGAGCCCTCGCTTAGGCGGGGGCTTTTATTTTGCCGTAAATGATGAGGTTTTCACTACGGAATCCAGTATTAGAGGATGACACGCATTTAGCGTCATTCTGGTTTGAGGTACTCGATGGCAAATTCACGTATAGGTCGAGAGCTATTGATAAGCAGGGTTCAACAGACCCTCAACTTATCGACTAAGAAGGAGGCTGAGAGTCTTGTCAATACCCTCATATCGTGCATTGAAGATACGTTGGTTGACAACCTCCGCACCGATAAGTTCTCTATGAAATTAAACAGCTTTGGTAAGTTCAGTATTCGCCACAAACCGGGTATTTATAGAAAGATACCTTTCACTGGCGAGACTAAGATGACCAACGCCAAACGTAAGGTAAAGTTCGTGGCTCTCGGGAAGCTTCGGCAACTCGAAGTCGTGGAGGATGAAGTTACTTCCGGGTAACTTCGTCTGGCAACACCAGCAGTAAAGACACTAGACACTCGCTATTCGCGATACGAAAGGAAATACAATGCCACAATTCCAAGATGATGAATTGGATGACATTCCAGTCTCGGTGAAGCAATCTGCTTCCACCACGCCCACCACAAATACAACCGCCGCTGCCGCTGCTCCGGCCCCGACTCAAGAGGTCGAGGACGAGAAGCCACCAGTTGCGTCCACGAAGTCCAAGGCATCTGCCGAGGATGACGAAGACTTGGACGTAGATTTCGGCGACCAGAAGCTGATGGCAAAGGGTGACGGCCTCAACCGCATCCGTGCCGACAAGCAGAAGGTCGTACGTTTTGCGCTCCTTCCCTTCATCAAGCCCAAGGCGGGTAAGAGCCACTTTGTGGAGACCAAGGATAAGAAGGGAACGTTCCGTTGCGTTGCCGTCAAGTCCGAGGATGAAACCCCTTACTGCTGCCTCAAGCTGGAGCAGGAAGGGATGCAGCACGTTGTTGCTCTCGCCATCCAGTACACAAACGCCGACGCCAAGACGGGCGGCTATGCGAAGGATGCAGAGGGGCATTTTCCTCCCATCGAATGGGAAGTCGGCTACGTCGATTTGTCCCGCTCGAACTACCGCTCCGTTTCCAATCTTCCCCCGGAAGATTCGGATGTCTATGACATCGACATGGTGATGTCAAAGAAGGATAACGGTATCGGCTACGAGTTCACGCTCAAGGCCAACAAGGCACGCTGGCGTCAGAACCCGGCACTCGCCAAGGAAGTCGAAGCGGCGGCTCAGAAGTTCCTCCGCGACGGCGGCAAGAAGCTCATCGGCAAGCTTGGGCGCAAGCTCACTGCGGTTGAGTGGAAGGCCCTTCTGGCTGGTCAGGCGGCTTCAGGGAAGGAAGCATCCCTCGAAGATATCGAAGACATGTGAGTTGTGAAAAATTGTAGCTATGAAACCCCTTCAGTAGTGGTATTTTACTGAGGGGGTTTCATTTTGTTCATCTATGTCATCACTAACCTGATTACAGGGAAGATTTACATCGGTCAGCACAAAGGTGCCAACCTGAAGCAGTATCTTCAGAAAAAGTTTTATTGGGCTCGAACTCAAAAGACGGGCTCATCATATTTGTTCAATGCGATGCGAAAACATCCAAATCAGGGTGACTGGTCGATTGAGCCTCTCATGGAGGTTGACGCCAAAGCAGAACTCGACCGCCTAGAAAAGCTACTCATTGCGCTCTATGACACTCGTAATCCTGAAGTCGGCTATAACATCTGCCGTGGAGGCGAAGGTTTCAGCGGTCCCCACTCAGAGGAAACCAAACAACTAATGCGAGAGAAGATGACAGGTCGTACTTTCTCCCCCGAATCAATAGCCAAGATGAAGGCTATTCCGAAGACAGAAGTCCAGTTGAAAAATCTTCAGCTATGTCAACTCCCCGAGAACATAGCAAAGAGAACAGAAACGATTCGAAGCACCCCTCGGTCAGATGAGCAGCAAGAAGCGGGGCAATCTCTCCTTTCTGCTCATCATAACAACGGTCTTCCCAAAGGGTATCGGCATTCGCCGGGGACTCTTAAGAAACTCAGTGCCTCTTTGAAAGGTCGTGAGGCTCCAAATAGAATAAACATGACCGGACAAACAATCAACGGAATCGCCGTATTAGAAAGAGCGGGGAGTAGCAAATCTGGTAAGGCTAGATGGACCTGCCGATGCTATTGTGGGCAGACCTTTGTGGCTTCAGGGGATAATCTTCGAAATGACAACACAAAAAGTTGTGGGTGTAGGTTCGTGCGAACACCGTCATAGAGCAAGCGATGGTTGGGCGGATGTAACCAACTGTGAAACACAGCATAGCTACGGGGAGACTGAATCCGAGCGAGAGGTGGTTGATACTCATAACCACAGATTGCAGGAACAAGCCTATGCAATGGCTGAAAGACAGGATTACTGCCTTGACTGTGGGGAACTTATCTCGAATCGAATCGGTCATGATAGTGCAAAGTTAACAATAAGCGATTGTGGTTTGAAGTATTGGAGAGTTTGATGGAAACCACGAAGATTGAAACCACGATTGACCAAAATCAACTTGACGCCGACGTTAGGTTTGAACAGCACTACGCCGAGGTATTGGCTTTTGTTCAAAAAAAGAAACACGCTTCCTGTTTTGAGTTGATGAAGGAGTTCCAGCTTTCATACGCGGGTTCTGTCCACCTTATGGACACTTTAGAGAAACGTGATATAGTAGATGATGCAGACCCCGAACAACTCGGGGGAGGCAGACCTCTATTGAATGGGAAGAAAAAGAGACGCCCTCCTGTTATAAATGTCAAACTGACATTACCACAACCGGAGCCTGTCCTCTCGGTTGTGCCCCACGCTGCTCCAAGTGCGGTAGCGAAACCCGCTTCGACAACCACGCGGAAGCGTACTGCTGTCCGAAAGTCTGTAAAGAAGCGATAGACGGCAAGTCGTGGCTGCTTCCCAGTCCCATGGCTTACCCCGGCGTGGCGATTGGTGTCATCATCGGCTCTGTCGTCCCCTCACGCATCCATAGCAGCATCACGAAATGGCAAGTGCTTCTAGGCAAACGCAAAGGCCCTCTCGGCACCGGCATGTACTCTGTGCCCGGTGGCAAGGTGGACTTCGGTGAGACCCCGGTGCAAGCCGCCATCCGTGAAGTGAAAGAGGAGACGGGGTTGGACATCACCAACGCCCGCTTCACTGGGAAGGTCACCAACGACTACTTTCCCGACCAAGGCAAACACTACATCAATTTGTTCTACACCGCCACCACCGACAATCCGGATGCGGCTCATGTACCTGACAGTGAGAAAGAAAAGTTCGATGCGTGGGAGTGGTTCGACCCACTTAGCCTTCCGGATGGGACATGGATGCACACGAGCGAGGTCATCAAGTTCATCTTCAGTGGTAGGAAGAGCATAACTATTCCCGATATTGATGGAGAATAATCATTCCAAAATCAGTATTAGAAGGTAAGGATTTCTGATGCTGATTTATATTGTCCGTAATCGGATAACCGGGAAGGTGTACATAGGCAAGACACACCTTACTCTTGAGCGTCGTTGGAGTGTTCATCTCTCCAACGCCAAGAGAGGGGTTAGGACTTATTTTTATTCCGCTATACGGAAGTACGGCGCTTCCTGCTTTGAAACCGGCTTGCTGTCCTCTCATGCGTGTTCCCCTGAACAACTAAGCGACCAAGAGCGATACTTCATAGCGAAGTACTGTGCATCTGAACGCGAGTTTGGATACAACCTCACCAAAGGGGGTGACGGACTTGTACCCAATAACGCTACACGTAGAAAGATGTCTGATTCCCATATTGGCAAGCCCGGAAGCCGTTTAGGTACATCTCAGTCACAAGAGACCCGCGACAAGATTGCCGCCACATTAAAGGCGAAGATTGCTGCCGGGGTCATTAAACCCCCAACCACGTTGGGATTGACCTTCTCTGCTGCAACTAAAGAAAACATGTCCAATTCCCAAAAGGGAAGAACCAGCTATTGGAAAGGCAAGAAATTGCCACCTTCAATGGTGGAGAAGATGCATTTATGGCATTGATACTGGGGGTTGACTTTGAGACAACTGGGCTTGACCCCGCCATCTGTTCTATCTGCGAAGTCGGCGCTCAGTTGTACGATACCGACTATCACCGCTCCGTAGAGACCATGAGTTACCTTGTTGAGGTTGCTCCGGGCGCTCCCTTTGAACAAGAAGCCATTGATGCCACAGGCCTCACTGCTGACATACTTGCTAAGTACGGTAAGAACTCTCTTACCACTCTCAAGAAACTCTTGAACATGTACGATGATGCAGATTACATCGTTGCTCACAACGGCAATGCGTGCGACCGACCGTTCCTGCGTGCATGGATGACGGCTCACAATCTGCTTGATGTATTCCCTGAAGACAAGTTTTGGGTTGATACCCTGACGGATGTAGAGTACCCCAACAAACGATGGAACAAGCAATTGACTTGCCTCGCCGCCTATCATGGGTTTCTCAATCCATTCCCGCATGAAGCCATCGGGGATGTGATGACCATGCTTAAGGTTCTCGACCACTACCCAATTGATAAGGTCATTGCATACGCTAAGACGCCGTGGATTGGCATTCGTCTCGCCATCCCATTTGAGAAGAATCAATGGGGTAAGGACAACGGGTACTTCTGGTACAAGGACAAGAACAACAGCAACATCAAGTTCTGGATGAAGAAAATCAAGGAAGACAAGTTCGAGGAAGAGAATGCTTTGGTGAAAGCAGCCGGGTTTATCCTGACCAGAATTGAAGTCCCTGAAGGTGTTTACTAACGTAGTAGCTCTCGGTAAAGCTGTTTTGTGCATTTTACCCACCCGCTTTGTAGTCTAATGGGTGCTTCCCCTGCGGGAACAAGTATTGTTTCCTTGGTGCTAATGTTCAACAGCCACACTTTCCCCTTGCGGGACTCTGAGATGCGCTGCTTTTGTTCCATACTCATCCTAATTCCCTTGTTTGGCGCTGAGGTTCCTTTTTTACTTTCACTGATGTGTTTACAGTGTTCGGGGGATTTGGTTAGCCCAGTCAATGCTCGACTTACTTTAGCCCCAAATCCGGGCGGTTTAGTTTTACCTTTCTTACTCTCGGATAGATGGCGTTTCCAATCCTCTGAAAGCACCTTTCCAAGATTTGGGCGGTGATTGTTTCGTTTACGAGTTGCGGTTGCTCTCTTTATTGCATCAGGATTAGATTCGCGACCTTTAAGGGATTTGGATATTTTTCCTTTTTGCTCCAATGTTAGCGGCACCCCACGTCGAGTGGATGGAGGTCTCCCCACCTCAGTCGGTTTTCGTATGTTATACCCCCTCTTCAGAGAGTCGTGCAGAGTTACGTACTCTTCCTCACGTTCAACCCTAACCCCCGCTTCACAGAACTCAAGTATGGTTGCAGCGAATGCCGCCTCCCCATATTTGTTCCAAGCGTGTTGAAGGTGGGGGTTTTCATGTTGCTGTATCTGCAACAGGCGGCGGTGATGTTGGAGTCTTGAGTACAAAGATAGAGAACTTCCCACATAGTTTTTTCCATTGACAGTATTACTTATACAGTAGACCCCACAACGGTTGTTTATTACACCCTTTGATGGTAACTCCATGCGTAACCTCCTACTAAGGGGGTAGGAAGTCGGTTTAGTGCTACAAGATAAGCGTAAAAAGGTAGAACTACGGATTCCCCCAAAAGTAGAGGGGGTTTTATCGTGGGTGGTTATGGGATTCGACCTTTCCCTATCTCGGTCGGGGTGGGCTGTAGCCAAAGTTAAAACGGAAGGGGGGATGACTCACGCTGAATTCCTCGGTGCGGGTTCAGTGAAGCCAGACGACGCCTCCCTCCCAGTTTGGTTACGTGGCCGGATGATTGGTAAGGGGTTATTACAAACAGTTCTATCCTCGGAAGTTCAGCAGTTATTGAATGAGGGCGCTGGGTTGATTTTATCATTTGAAGCGTTCACACCAAGAAACGATTACTTGTCCAGTGTTAGGCGTCTCGTGGATTCGGTGCTTTTTGCCTCAGACTCCCCTCTAATTAAACACCCCTCATACCTATTGAACATAAATGCAAGCACACTTAGGTCGATTATGGGGTTAGTTAAAAAAGGAACTGGAAACAAAAAAGAAAACATTAACAGGTCCTTTGACTTCATTAACAAGAGCCGATTCCCTGAGATAGATAGTGATGCGTGCGATGCTGTGCTCTTAGCCATGTGTGGGCGTTATGTAGTGAGTATACTGACTGGTTCCCCTGATGAAATACCAAGTAAGGCTTTGACTTCCCTGTGTGATGCCAAGCAGGAGGTAAAAGGAAAGGGAAGAAACTCCCACATTCAAACCAAGGGAATTCTTCATCGTCCTGAATATTGGAGTAAGGTTAATTACTCAGAGTCGCATACTCTCTGCCTGAAGGATGCCAGTAACCCCAAAAAATCTTTAGAGCGAATTACATTGTCGGTTTAGCAAGTAGTATTAAATAATACGTACCCCAGAACTACACTCCGTGACAAGCATACTTGCATAGGTCTAAGAGAGTGGAAGAGTACATTGGAGGAAACACACCAATGCCACCTAAAAAGGTTGCAACCAGGGCCACGTCTGCCCCGAGTGGTCACGCCCGTAACTGGACACCCGAACAACGTCGCACTGCATTCCTTGCAGCACGCAAAGCGGCGAGTGATGATTACCAAGTCATCCAGTCGGATTTCCAAGAAAACCTCATCCCGTATAACCACATCATTCTGGACAAGGTACTTGGCCTCAAGGGCATCGCCCGTCACGGCACGGTAACCCAGTTCCACGGTGATGAGGGTGCGGGTAAGACAACCACCGCTCTCTGTGCCGCTGCGGCTTATCAGCAGCAGACAGGTGAGCCCATCGCTGTATTCGACCATGAAGGAACCTCCAGCCCTGCGTTCGCTGCGAAGTGCGGCATCGACCCTGAGCTTCTCTTCTTCATGCAACCCACCAATGTGGAAGATGCCATCATTGAGCACGTCCGCCTCATGGACGAAATGGGCGTTCGTTTGTTCGTCAATGACTCCATTCCTTATATGGATTCGAAGGTTGACAAGAAGCTCATCTACAACAAGAAAGCGTTCCGTGCGAACTATGGCAACCATGCCAAGAGCATGTCTCGTTTCTACAAGATGCTGGCTCCCTACACCAAGGAGTTCGATGCCTCGCTGTTCATGGTCAACCAAACCCGCGACCGCATTGATGACAGCACCGAAGCCTCGTGGGCAAACAAGTACAGCTACACCAACCGTATCTACACGCTGCCCGGTGGACGCATGTGCCGCTTCGCTCCGTCTGTGATGGTTGAGTTGACGCTGGAGAAGGCTCTTGCTCCCAAGGAAGTCGGCGACATGAAGCCTGAGGAGTTGTTCATCATTGATGTCGCCCCAACCGGCACGAAGCCCGACCCGACGATGAATCTGGTGCGTGCTCGTACGCTGAAGAACAAGCCCACGGGCGGCGGGTTCCGCAAGGGTGACATCTACATTCGTCCCGGCACCGGCTGGGATGAAACCCCCAGCATTCTTCAACTTGCTCGTGAGTTGGGCTTCATTGCCAACTCTGGTGCCAAATGGTTCGTTGGTAAGTCGAAGGAAGACGCCTTCGCTATTTACGCGAACAAGGCTGAGGCTGTCGATGCTCTGGTCGTCAAGCGTGACCTTGATGTCATCGGCAAGCTCCGCACCCTTGTCTACGAATCAGTGGACGACAACCTCTCCATGTTCACCGCCGAAGTGAGCAAAGAAGAGTTGGAGTTCCTTGACGAGAACAAGGCATCATCAACGACAAGCTTCAACATCGAGGGTGAAGACGAGTTAGCCTAATGAAACTACGTGGAAAAAACTTCCAGCCGTGGGCTAACTTTGAGATAGACATTGATGGGCTGACCGTTCTGGTCGGCCCATCTAACAAAGGAAAGTCCTCACTGTTTCGTGCTCTCCGTGGCGTCGTGCGTAACGACCTGCCAGCAGAGTTTGTGCGTGACAATCAAGAGGAGCCCCTTGAGGTTGAACTTGAAGTTGACGGATTGACCATCAAGGCCACTCGCCCGAAGAAGGGGGCAGGGTCCACGAAGTATGAAGTGGGCACAAAGAAATACAGTAGCCTCGGAGGGAAGATTCCCGATGAGGTAGAGAAGCTAAAGTTCAACACGGTGAAGATTGACGATGACACTGTTATCGATCCCATCTTCGCAGAACAGAACAAGGCTCAGTTTCTCATCGACCCCGACCGCTGGAAGCCGGGGCAATTGAATGCTATCCTCGGTGCATTCTCCAGCACGGAAAAACTGGACTCTGGCAAGAAAGAAGCCAACCTGCGCGTCACTCAAAGGAAGAGTGAGGCTAACACCCTTGCCTCAGAGATTCGTGAAGCAGAGGAACGCTGTGGTGAGTTGCTCGACCTGTCTGGACAAGCCTCCATCGTCGCTGACGCTGTGCGGATACTGGAAGAGGGGATTCGTACGGATGAGATTCTAGTCGCTCAGATTGAGAAGGCATTGACGCATCGGTCTCGTCTTGAGCCCCTTGAAGAAATCCTTGAATCACTTACCATACCTGATTTGGCAGAGACAGGTACACTACTTCAATTGGCAAGTAATCTGTCCGAGGCGGCGAATGCTCTTGCTCTGTCACGGTTCCTTCAGAGACTGGCAACCAACTTAGATACTGTGGCCGCTGCGTGGTCTGATATTTTCAGTATCTACAAGCAATTGAAGGGATTGTCAGAGCTTATCGAACTGAAGGACCGACAGGGTAGTTCTCCTGAGGGGTACATTAAATGGTTCACTGAAATCATCAATCAAATTGAAGATGATTTATCCCAAGCAAAAACACTCAACGACCGTATTTCATACTTGACAGTTGCTGCGGTGACCAAGGATACCTTACAGGGCGTCCGTTCTCGGCTTACAGAGCAGAATACTCTACTCGAATCGGCTGAGACTGAATTGGAATCAGTTAGACAGGAATCGGCGAAGAAAGCCACCGAGGGAATTTGCCCGAAGTGTGGAAAGCCATTGGAGCATGTATGTCAGTGAACGTCTTCATTCAAGAGCACAGCGGAGACTACAACGGAGACATCGAGTTTGACACCCGCATACAGGCTCGGTCTTTCGTAGAAACTACCCGCGAAGCGCGGGGCTACTGGTTTGATACTGACACTTTCATTCCATGGCACCGCATCGACTACATCAAGATTGAGGAACAGAATGACTGAGTTGTCTATTCAGGAACGGTTGAAGCAAGCACAGGCTAAGGTGAAGGCACTGAACTCCAACCGCGAAAGCATCATTGGTGACCACGCCCGTGAGGAGCAGAAACTCAAACAGGCGTATAGCAACCTACGGGAACTCGGTGTCGAGGACCCAGAGAGCAAAACAGTGAAGGAGTTGAAAGCGTTGGAGGCTGATTCCAAGGCTCAACTCGAAACGAAACTCGAAGCCATCGAAACTCAGTTGACGACAGGCGAAGAGTTGATGAAGAAGTACAACGAGTTACAGGAGAGCTAAATGGAATTCGCACAAATCACATACACCAAGACCGTCGAGGGTAACTTCGAGGTCTCGCTAATTCACAACAACGTCGTGGTCGCCAAGATTACTTTCCCAACTGAAGAATTGGCAAAGGAATACGTGGACATCAAGACCAAGCTGAAAGCCCACGCCGACGCCCTCATTGCCGAAGTCACCGCCAACCTGCAAAAAGCAGAAGCAGAGACCAAAACAGTTACAGCAAAGGTAGAGACCGTAGTCGAAACCGCCGCCAAGGATGTTGTAGTCGAGACCGAGAAGGTTGCCACCAAAGTGGAGAGTGCTTTCGAAAAGGTCGTGAAGACGGTGGAACGTCAGAAGCCAATCGACACGTCCGCCAAGGTCGGCACACAGCCGGTCATTAATACGTCCGCCAAGGTCGGCAAGGATGTTGTCATTGACACCTCAGCCAAGGTTGTAGTCACGGAGTAATTGTGGTCGTTCGCGGCGTCTACAGGCACTTCAAGGGTGAACGATACAAGGTTCTCGGGGTCGCTACACACTCTGAGACTGGTGAATCCCTTGTCGTGTATCAAAAGCAAGCTAAACTGGCGGGGGACGAATCCAAAACATGGGCTCGTCCTCTGGCGATGTTCGAAAGCACAGTGACCGTGGAGGGGAAGGAAGTTCCACGGTTCGAGTTCATTCACGGGGTTCACTGGAGTTTGACATGGGACTAACACCAATAGGTAAACTCATCTACGTCGCCAGCCCCTACTCCAGCCCCATCAGAGCGGTTGAAGAGGCACGCAACATCAACGTTGCAGTCGCCATGGGCTGGCTTATGAACGAGTACCCTGACCTGTCTTTCTTCTCCCCTATCTGTCACACGCATCCTATCGCCACATTGTGTAAGCTCCCCGGTCATTGGGAATATTGGAAAAAGTACGACGAGGCTATGCTTTCGCGTTGTCAAGAGATTTGGGTTCTATGTCTGGATGGAGTGGAAGTTTCCAAGGGAGTTAACGCTGAGATAGGACTTGCTAAAGAACTCGGCGTCGATTTGTGGTACCTCTACCAGCAAGACGATGGAAGCTACGTACGGGCCGGGTGGGGTTTCGCCAGCCCTGATGTGAGGTAACATGCATCACCGGATGCGAATCTCGGCAACCAAACAAGAAGAAATCCTTGATGAGGGAATTGTGATGAGGGAATTGCGGCACTTCTCGCGATGAGTGCCCACTTGCGTTCATGTCAGACCTGCATCGTCAAAGATGCAATTTGTTGTGATGAGGGGAAGAAACTCTGGGAGCAAGCAGACAGAGCGCAAGTAAACCTTGAACGCATGGGGATTGAATTCAATGTCAAATTTGAGTAATAAGGATAAGGTCAGGCGTAGCTACCCCGGAGCCAAGTGCATTCATCATGGCGGGATATACATAGTGCTTGGAAATCCGCAGCGGAAACGAGTTGTTAGTGAAGATAGTAAAGCTACAGCATGACAAGGTGAACTTCGTGTACAGCACTGACTGGCACGTGTCATCCACCCCTCCCGGTCGTCGTCAGGATGATTATCTCGCCGCCATACTCGGCAAGGTGGGGTTCATTCGTGACTTGACTGACAAGATAAATGGCGTGGGGTTGTGCGGAGCGGATGTCTTTCATGTGAAGAACCCCAAGTCTCCGGCCAACAGTCTCGCGATGTTATTCCTTCTCCTCCATTTGTTACGTCGCTTTCCAACCGGAAAGATATACGGCTCGGTAGGCAACCATGACCTTTCTTATGACCGCATGGACACACTCCCACATCAGCCGCTCGGTATCCTCATCGCAGCCGGAGCTTACCACAATCTGAATGATGAGCCTGTGCTATTCACCAATCGAGATGAGACCATTCGGGTGTTGGTTGAGACCTTCCCGTATGAGCACAGCGGTGCCGGGGCTCTACAACGTCTCCTAGAGTCAGGAGCACGCCCTGAGGGGGGTACCCACCGGATTGGCATCGTACACGCTTACGGGGAGCCCGGTAATGGGGGTGGCATGTTTGGGGAGGCCATCGGGTACAACCAGATTCAGAATGTGGATTACGACTTCTTGCTCTGGGGGCACGACCACTCCCGGCATGACACGGTGACGGTGGGCAACGTCACTCACATCAATCTTGGCTCTCTTGCTCGTGCGGCCTACGATTATGATGAACTCGACCGCCCGGTTGTCGCTACGATTTTGTCTTTCGCTGAAGATGGGGTACGGTATAAAGAGAAAGAGATTCCGGTTTCGCCCCTCGCAATTGCTTTCAAAGCTGCGGATAAGAGCGTGGCCGACATTGCTAAGTCGGAGGAGATTAAGGAATTCTTCGCCGCCATGGATGAGCAGGTTGAGGGTATTGAATCCACGGACCCAAGAGAGGTTCTGAAAACCCTCTGCCCCGCTGATGACCCCAAGCTGTTGGAATTAATTTCTGAACTATGTGAATTATGATTAGAGGGCTATACCTAATGGTGATTTACATAGTTCACAATAGCATCACAGGGAAAGTGTATATAGGCAAAACTAAAAAAGACCCGCATCGCAGATGGGCAGAGCACGTGGCTTTAGCTAAAAAGGGTAGCAGGTTTTATTTTCATTCAGCAATACGCAAGTACGGCTCTGATGCCTTCAGTTTGAGCTTGCTGTCAGGCTGGGCAAATTCTGAAAAAGAGCTATCGAAACAAGAGCAGCACTTTATCGACTTGTATCAAAGTGATGACGACCGGAATGGCTATAACCTAACCAAAGGAGGCGATGGGGCACCTATAGGCAACAAGTATTGTGTCGGCAGAACTTTGTCGGATGTGACTAAACAAAAAATATCCATGAAGGCTAAGGGGAGACCCACATCAGATACGCTGCGTTTAATTAGGTCTAAAAATGCTCAAGGGTCAAATAACCCCATGTATGGGCGTAGCCAAAAAGAAACCACCCGTAATCTGATTAGTCAGAAACGTTTAGAGCGAGAAAAGACAGACCACACGTCATCTCGCAACGTCGTTAGGGTAAACCATATCCGATGGCATGTTAATCGGGGTATTGTAAATGACAACTGTAGCTATTGCGAAGGCGCGTTATGATTCTAGTCAAGACAGAGTTGAAACCAAGCACAGTCCATGGTCTCGGATTGTTCGCCGCCGAATTCATCCCGAAGGGTACGGTCATCTGGGAGTTCCGTGAGGGAGTAGACCACCGTATCCCAAAGGAGTTGGTGGACGCCCTGCCTGACCCGGCACGTTCTACTGTACGTCACTACTCGGCTCTATGGGGTGGGGGCTACGTCGTATCAGCGGATGATGCAAGGTACTTCAACCACTCAGACACCCCGAATCTGGTTACTCTCGCATCGCCGGATGTGGACATAGCGACTCGGGATATACATCCCGGAGAAGAGTTGTTCGAAGACTATTACGAATTTGATGAAGATGCAGCAGAGAAATTAGGAGCCCTATGATTCTGGCACATAACGTAGCAACCATTTACCTCGCAGGGCCTATCAACAGTTGCACGGATGCAGAGTGCAAAGACTGGCGTGCAGCGGCCAAACGGTACTTCTCAACTAACAGCGAAGAGATTGGCCCAATTCTTGTACTCGACCCCATGCGTCGTGATTACCGTGGGCAGGAAATGAATCCCCACATCCGTCACTTGATTGTCAAGGGCGACAAGACCGACTATCGCTCCGCCGATATTTTGTTGGTCTACTCTCCTAAGCCCAGCTATGGTACGGCTATGGAGATGTTCTCGACCGCGAGAATCTAAAGAAGTGGGTTGTGGTGGTCAACGCTGATGAGTTCCCATCACCGTGGTTGGAAGAGCACTGTGATTATCGCCTCCCGACCTTCAAGGAAGCATTCGAGAAGGTGTTGTTCATCATCAAGGAGATGCAATGAGGCTCCTGATGCGTGCATTCCTTTGCAGGGTACTGGACATCCATTGGTGGAAATCCTGTGATAGTTGGGGACACTTACACGTTTGCAAGATTTGCGGTCAAGACGATATTTGGATAATCCCATGAGCCTAACTTTGAAACGCGATGTCCTGCCTGATATGAAGCGTGCTTTCGAACCACCGGGCCGGGACGTGGGGGCGAGTTGTGGTCAGTTCCTCTTTGATTTCTACAAGAAGTACACGAAGCCACTATCCGATTTCACAACTACCAAACCCATATAGTGGGAGGTGGTTGCAATGGGTGGCTGGAATAAGAAGGTGGTTGATTTAGCAGGACAAAAAATAGGTAAGTGGGAAATACTACGACGCTCCGATGAGCCCACGGCTAATGGTAGTCAAGCATGGGTTTGTCGTTGCGAATGCGGAACAGAGAAGCCGGTTTCTCAACCGTACCTGTTATCAGGCGCGAGTACAATGTGTACAACTTGCGCCCATAGACCCTTGCCTTTCCTATCCGGGGAAGTCCCCTACCCTTACTGGAGAGAGGTTAACTTGGGGGCGATAAAGAGAAATTTAGAGGTAACTATATCTTCACAGGAAGCCTATATCCTACTGGAGAGACAGGAGTTCAAATGTGCGTTATCAGGGGTTCCTATACAGCTTCCCGTGGACGGGAATGACAGTCAATCAGCTTCATTAGATAGGATAAATAGTGGGCTCGGATACATCAAGGACAACATCCAGTGGGTGCATCGAGATGTAAACTATATGAAAAACGGGTTCTCTACTGATTACTTTGTAAATTTTTGTCGGCTCATTGCCAGCGCCAATCCCGAAGTACCCAGTATAGAGGCTGCTGAGTTGTCTTTAGAACTTCCCCAAATGCGAAACCCCAGTAGGGGCACTAGGTTAACAAACAAACAAGTGCGGGAAGCTTGGGAAAAAACAGGACTGTATCGAGGATACAAGGCACGGCGTCACAGAAAAAAAATACATTGATATTGACACCGAGTAATCCATCGAGTATAGTGACGACTATGGAAATTATTAAACACTATCCACAAGTGTGGTTCACTTCGGATTTGCACCTTGACCACGAATTTATGATTCATGGGATACCGGGTCAGCGTGTGCCCCGCCCCATGTTCACCACCGTCGAGGAGATGAATGAGTGTATCATCTCCCGCCACAATGAACGTGTGCGGAAGGGTGACCTCATTTACGACCTTGGGGATTTTGCTGTCCGAAGCACTGAAGAGAAGGCTGCGGCACATCTCAAACGGATGAATGGTCAGCGGTACCAGCTTGAAGGTAATCATGACCAGATTGCGGAGAAACTTTCCAAGAAGGGGGCGTTTGTATGGTTCCGAAAACTTGAGGAACTGAGCCTCGGCCCACCCCACTTCGAGACCAAACAAGCGATTGTTATTTGTCATTACGCCCTTCGTGTATGGCATGGGAGTCACAAGGGGGCGTATCACCTGTATGGGCACTCGCACTCCATGCTTCCCGAAGACCACACTTTATCGTTCGACGTGGGTGTTGACTGCTGGAATTTCTACCCCGTGTCAATTGAACAGGTCAAAGAGAAAATGGCTCTCAAGATTCCTGCATGGCAAGCCTACAAGGATGCCCTGAAGGCATCGGACGCCGGAAGGGTGGAGTAATGAAACTCTCAGAACTCGCAGGACTGGTGAACGATGCCATCGTCAAGACTGGCGATGGGGAAGTGTTCGTGTCGATTGACGTATCTACAGGGGATGCCGACGCCTTTCGACGGGCGATTGGAAGACCCATTGGCTACCAAATTGAACCGGATGGCATTACGTTTATCGCGGAGGGTTCCTTAAATGAGTGAGTACAACAAAACAGAGCAGGGCAGGGAGTTCTTCGAGAGGGCGGCAGGAGTTAAGCCAGCCAAGAAGAAAGTCGTGAGGAAGAAGAACGAACTCCCCACGTTCAAGGTTGGGGCGGACTTCAAGAGGCACCTTGGTGCGTACGATGCCCCCATTTGCGGGTATCTAGCCAAGGTTGCCATGCCCCAGGCTCAGTGTGAAGAGTACGAGTACCCCTTCGGTGAAGGCGACACGGTTCTCGTGTTTGGGGACATCTCCATGATGCCCGGTCACTGCGTTTTTGCAACCAAAGACGGCAAGGTGCATTTTGGGTATCACACAGACAATTTTAGGCCGTTGACTGAAGACGAAATCTGAGTATTAAGGGTCTGGAGGATGTATGTCCCTAGACCCTACTATTGTTCAGCAACTACC